AATTCTGGCACCTTTGAGTTAGATACTCTTGAGAGCAGTGATTATGCGGATGATGTCTATACCATGCGTGTTTTTGATAATGAATTTCAGTATAACTTCAGCGGCACGAATCTTGGTCTTGCCACTGCCGCAACTGTTACTATTGCAGACACTAATCCAATAGTAGTTCAGATTGCAGAGACCTATATATCTGGTTCTGATACTGGTCAGGATTATAGTTGGGGCAGAGAAAATGCCAACCCTGCCATTGCTATGTTCCTCTTCAATAATGGCATGTTTGGGTACCAAGGCGTTAGCAGTAATGACTCGTATATTTCTCCTCCAGAAGCGCGTGGTCCTGATGATGGTAAAGACTATCAAATGCTGGTCAGAGTATACACTAACTCTGCTAGAACGACTTTATATACTCCGGGTGCTTCTGTTGGAACCATGGGTGCTACCATGACTGGTGGAATACACTACGATCCTTCTACTAATCCTTCATATGCTGGAATTACCTGGACTAATGCATCTAATCAATGGTTTAAATTAGGGCAACAACCTTCGAACAATAATAGTTTTACAAGATTTGACTTTGCGGGTGAAGTCTCTTCGCTCTCAACAAAAACTGCGAATTTGTATGTAACGACAGTAATTAAAGAGTACACCGGAACATTAGGTACGGGTACTACGCTACATACTAACAACACTTTAGAATTATTCTTAACCGGAAGAGTAGAATCAAGGTAATACATTATGCATAACATAGATGTAAATGATTTAGTATATCAGCAAGATTGGTATGATCTTAGCATATGGTATTGTTTTCTGAATAACACGGACGGTTCAACTCGTTATAGAACACCCGCAGTTTTAAATAATGACGGTAGTATTAATTACACTGAGTCGTACAATGTTATGAATGATTTTCATAAAGCAGAAATGTGGGACTCTTATAGGCAACTAATTCCTAGTGCCGGCAACCCTGCCGCTAACGTATATGTTAATGGTCAAATAAAAAGAGTAGATCGTTTAATTAGTGAGACTGAAGGTCAAGAACTTGTTGATATTATTGAAGCACGGTTTCCGGCATATGATCTTGAAACATCTCCTCTGAATGTTGTGGGGAGTTACGGTCCTTATAGACCACCCTATACTGCGGCATCGTCAATAAGTTTCTATGATCTGGAGTTGTTCACTTCAGCGGCCGCGGATTTTAGTAGAATCAATGAGTTTGTACACTCACATCCTCCACATTCAAGATATAATGTAGATTTAAACGTATATACAGATTTGATGCCTTGGTTCGGTTACAAGTTTAACCTTGATGATGACACTGTGTCAATGAAGATTGTTCACCGAAATAAAATATCTACAGTTACTTATCCTCCTGTACCTGAAGGTGAGTTGAAAAATATATATTATGCTAGAATACACAACGAAGATGGCACTATAGATAACATGAACGATGTGTTTTTCGATGCGTATTGGGATGATGTAGAAACATATTGTACAGAGCATGATTTAGATTATCCGATACCCGAAGGTGTTGATCCTACTCATGTTCTTGTTTGGGGTATTGTGTTTAATGGTACTACCGGTGTACCGATAATGGTAAAAGGATATGAAAGCAGAGATGTCACATCACCAACTTGATACAACTGATATTGATAAGAAATTCTGGGATAAAACAAACGAAGAGTTGAGTATTGCCAAGCAAAGATATGTTGATGTTCGTATTGAACAACTTGCCGAAGAGCGAGATAAGAATACTGATACATATGACATAGCGTGGTATAATCGACTCATCGAAGAATTGACTTGGGCAAAACAAATGTCCGAGCGAAAGAGATAATATATGTCAGAAAACAATAACATTGATGCAGACTACAACACCTCTCGTGACACATACAACGATCTGATTGATAAGGGTCGCGAGTCCTTAGAGTTGATGATTGAAGTTGCTCGTGAGAGTGAACATCCTCGGGCATTCGAAGTTCTTTCTGGCATGATTAAAAACATATCTGATGTTAATGATAAGTTGATGGACTTGAATAAGAAGTACAAAGAAGTCACCGCAACTACTAAACCCGCTTTAGACGCGCCTAGTACTGTTACTAATAATAATGTATTCATTGGCAGTACAACAGACTTACAGCGAATGCTGATTAAGAATGCTGAAGAGCAAAAGGTAATTGATGTCGTTTCAGACGAATCTCAATAGCGGCACTTCTTATCTCGGTAATCCTAATGTAAAACGTGACGGCGTATTACAACAATGGACTGAGTGGGAAGTCATGGAGTACGCGAGATGCAGTAATGATCCTGCCTACTTTGCTCGTACTTACATTAAGATTATATCATTGGATGAAGGTCTTGTAAACTTTAATCTATATGATTATCAAGAAAAGATGTTCGATCACTTCGACACAAACAGATTCTCTATTGTACTTGCGTGTAGACAGTCAGGTAAATCTATATCATCAGTTGTATATCTTTTGTGGTATGCACTCTTTCATCCAGAGAAAACTATTGCTGTTCTAGCAAACAAAGGAGCAACATCTCGTGAAATGCTTCAACGTATCACACTTGCTCTTGAAAACTTACCATTCTTTCTGCAACCAGGTTGTAAAGCACTCAACAAAGGTTCTATTGAATTTTCTAATAATAGTCGAATTATTGCCGCTGCTACTAGCGGGTCTTCTATTCGTGGTATGTCTGTTAATCTGTTGTTTCTTGATGAGTTTGCTTTCGTTGAACGTGCATCTGAGTTCTACACTTCAACGTACCCAGTCGTCTCTGCGGGTAAAGATACAAAAGTTATCATCACCTCAACTGCCAATGGAATAGGCAATACATATCACAAAATATGGCAGGGAGCAACACAGGGTGTTAATGAGTATAAAGCATTCACTGTAAACTGGTGGGATGTACCTGGGCGAGACGACGAGTGGAAGCGACAGACTATTGCGAATACTTCGCAGTTGCAGTTCGACCAAGAATTCGGCAACACCTTCTTCGGAACAGGTGATACGCTGATTAATGCTGGTTGTCTATTAGACTTGAGAGCAATTAATCCTATACAGATACTAGAAGGCGGTGATTGCCTCGTATATAAAGAACCTGTAAAAAGTCACGAATATATCATGACTTGTGATGTAAGTAAGGGAAGAGGACAGGATTATTCTACATTTACTTTAATCGATATTACTACAAGACCTTTTGAGCAGGTGTGTGTATATCGCAATAATACTATCTCTCCATTACTCTTCCCTGACATTATATATAAATATGCGAAAGTCTACAATGAAGCATATGTAATAGTCGAGTCAAACGATCAAGGCACTGTAGTGTGTCAGGGTCTGTACCACGACTTAGAGTATGAGAATGTCCATGTCGAATCTGCTACTAAAGCAAATCGAATCGGTGTTGAGATGACTCGTAAGTCGAAGCGTCTGGGTTGTTCTGCTATCAAAGATATTCTTGAAGAGAACAAATTAGAAATTGTCGATGAGAATACCATCTTCGAGATGTCTACATTTACAGCACAGGGACAATCATATGAAGCATCTGATGGTAATCACGATGACTTGATGATGAATCTAGTGATGTTTGGTTACTTTGTATCTACTCAGTTCTTTGCAGACATGACAGATATTAACTTAAAGCAGATGATGTTCGAGAATCAGGTTAGACAGATCGAAGATGATATCGTGCCGTTTGGTTTTATTGACAATGGCGACGATGAAATACATAGAATAGAACAAGCAGAGAATGATAAACACCAACAATGGTCAACATGGGGCGACGAACCATATTGAAAATAGTGGTATGTATAAATAAAACATTGATATATATTCGTATTATGCATCTCTTATCATATGTTTAACTAATAAAGGACAAGACCATGGCATTTATTCCATCAGAGTCTCCCAACATTACAGTAAAAGAGTTTGACTTGTCAGGTGTTGTTCCTGCGGTCACCACTTCTACTGGTGCAATTGTTGGTGACTTTAACTGGGGACCTATAGGCGTACCAACAAAGATTTCAAACGAATCTGAATTGGTAGGTGTTTTCGGATCTCCTACATTAACAGACGAAGGTTCCGCAGTCGATTACTTGACCGCCGGCGCATTCTTAAAATATTCTAGCGATCTATTTGTTGTGCGTGATGCAACTGTTGACGCAAAGAACTCATACGATAGTGACGGCGCTGCTCTTGCTTCACTCATTAAAAACGACGACGATTTCTCGACTAGTAAATCCGGTCTTGTCACTGCTGGACATACGTTCATTGGCAAACACGCAGGTCTTCTCGGCAATGACATCGACATTCAAATTGTAGGCACAAACGACTCAGCATGGGCAGCATTTGATCATGCAGGTTCATTCGATTCGAAACCAGGTACATCTGCTCATGTCGCGGCACGATCTGCTGATGGCGTTGGCGCTAACGACGAAGTTCACATTGCAGTTGTTGATCGCACTGGTCAATTCTCTGGTGTTGCAGGAACTCTTCTCGAAGCGTTTCCATTCGTATCTTTAGCAACCGATGCTAGAACTCCTGAAGGCGCATCTAACTTTGCAGTTGATGTAGTCAATGCTGGTTCTGAGTATGTACGATGTGCTTCACTGCCCGACGAAGTAGCAGCAACACCTACGACTTCTATTCTGCACACTGCTGCCGTGAACGGTTCTCAACTTTTCACTGCACCTGATACTACAGTTCTTAAAGGTGGTGCAAATAGCGGTACATTCACTACTGCGGAATATACCGGCGTAGATAAAGGATTCAATCTGTTCGCAGATGTAGATACTATTCAAGTAGATTTTCTGATTGCTCCTGGACTTGCTGCCTCAGCAGATCAAGTAACAGTCGTAAATGTCTTGACCGGTCTTGCTACTGCACGTAAAGATTGTGTTGTTGTAGCATCTCCTGCACGTACTGATGTTGTTGGTGTAGCACCTGGTACTATAGTGACAAACACAATTACTACTGCTAACTTGTTTAACGCATCATCTTACCTGATTGTGGATAACAACTATCTTAAAGTGTATGACAAGTACAATGATCAGTATGTTTATATTCCTGCGGCATCTTCAACTGCTGGTGTGATGGCACTGACCGATGACGTTTCAGCACCTTGGTTCTCTCCTGCAGGCAGTCGTCGTGGTCAATACTACGGTGTAACTAATCTTGCATACACAGCAACTAAAGCACAGCGTGATACTCTGTACAAAGCAGGCATTAACCCTATTGTTAATCTGCCAGGACAAGGTATTCTTCTGTATGGCGATAAGACTAAACTAGGTCGTCCATCTGCATTTGATCGTATCAACGTCCGTCGTCTGTTCTTAGGCGTAGAACGTGCAATCAAAGCGGCAGCACAGAACGTAATGTTTGAATTCAATGATGAGTTCACTCGTGCTGAGTTCGTAAACATAATCGAACCTTTCTTGAGAGAGATTAAGGGTCGTAGAGGTATTACTGATTTCAGAGTTGTATGTGACGAAACAAACAACACCGCATCAGTAATTGACAATAATCAATTTATCGCTTCTGTCTTTATCAAACCAGCACGATCTATCAACTACGTATCTTTGAACTTCGTAGCAGTTAGAACCGGTGTTGATTTCGATGAAGTAGTCGGTCTGGTATAAGGGAGAATAGACAATGGCAATTTTAGGCGTAGATGATTTTAAATCGAAACTCAGAGGGGGCGGTGCTCGTCCCAACCTGTTTAAGACAACCCTTAACTTTCCGGCATATGCTGGGGGTGACGTAGAACTTACGTCATTCCTTTGTAAGTCTGCACAGTTACCACAATCAAGCATGGCACCTCTTTTGGTACCATTCCGTGGTCGCGAGATGAAGATTGCTGGTGATCGTACATTCGAAGATTGGACAGTAACCATTATTAATGATACTGATTTCGATGTTCGTGATGCTTTCGAGCGTTGGATGAACGGTATCAATGCACACCAATCTAACACTGGTCTAGTTAATCCTGTTGATTATCAAGCAGACTTAATCGTTGATCAGTTGGATCGTAACTCTGACGTGTTAAAGCGTTATCAGTTCAGAGGCGCTTTCCCAACACTTGTAGGACCAATCGCCCTGAGTTATGACACTCGTGACGAAGTTGAAACCTTTGATGTGACATTCTCATATCAGTATTGGGAATCAAATACTACGAGTTAAGATCGTACTAAATAATAGGGAGTGCTTCGGTGCTCCCTCATTATTATTTACTAGGAAAGAATATGGCAGACCAAGACAACAACGCATTAAAACTCTTTGGGTTCGAAATCAAAAGAGCAGGCAAAGCAAATTCTAATAAAGAGAAGTTGCCCTCTGTCGTGCCTCCAACAGACAATGACGGTGCAGGTTATGTAACTGCTACTGCTGGACACTTTGGTCAGTACGTAAACATGGACGGCGACCAGTCTAAAGACAACGCCCAGTTGATCATGCGTTATCGTGGTGTTTCAATGCATCCCGAAGTTGATATGGCAATCGAAGAAATTGTAAACGAAGGTATTTCATCATCAGAAAACTCATCATCGGTTGAGATTGCACTAGATGATATTGAAGCACCTGACAAAATTAAAGACCAGATTCGCGAGGAGTTTGATGACATCATTGCGATGCTCAAATTCAACGAGTTAGGTCATGATATATTCAGATCATTCTACGTAGACGGCAGACTCTACTATCATTTGCTTGTTAATGAAAGCAACATGAAAGCGGGTATTCAAGAGATACGTAATATTGACAGTGCCAAAGTGCGCAAAGTTAAAGAAGTTAAGTACAAAAAGGACCAGAGGACTGGCGTTAAACTCGTTGACACTATTGACGAGTACTACGTATACGAAGACAAACCAGGTAATCAGAACAGCGGCGTTAAACTAGCGACTGATTCTATTGCATATGTTACTTCTGGTTTACTTGACGAGTCCAAGAAGAAAGTAGTATCTTATCTTCATAAAGCATTAAAACCCATCAACCAATTGCGTATGATGGAAGACAGTCTTGTAATCTATAGACTTGCTCGTGCTCCAGAACGTCGAATCTTTTATATTGATGTCGGTAACTTGCCGCGCGGTAAGTCAGAGCAGTACATGAAAGACATTATGACACAGTATCGTAATAAGTTAGTTTACGATGCTGACACTGGTCAAATGAAAGATGATCGTAAGCATATGTCTATGCTCGAAGATTTCTGGTTGCCTCGTCGTGAAGGCGGTCGTGGGACTGAGATTAGTACACTGCCTGGCGGTGAGAATCTTGGACAGATTGATGATGTTATCTACTTTCAGAAGCGTTTGTATCGTTCATTGAACGTTCCTGTGAGTCGCTTAGAGCAAGAAACACAATTCTCATTGGGTCGTAGTACTGAGATTTCACGAGACGAAGTTAAGTTCCAAAAGTTCATTGATCGTCTGAGACGCAGATTCTCTGGTCTGTTCATGAATATCTTACGCAAGCAGTTATTACTCAAGGGTGTCATTACTGAGCAAGACTGGGAAGAGTGGAAAGATGACATCTATGTAGATTTCATGAAGGACAACCACTTCACCGAACTAAAGGAAATGGAAATTCTTCGTGAACGTGTTGGTTTAATGAATGAAGTAACACAGTATGTTGGTGAATACTTCTCTAAAGATTGGGTTATGCGTAATGTACTTCAGTTAAGCGAAGACGATATGAAAGATATGCAAAAAGAAATTGACGCTGAAGTTGGCGATGATGAGATTGTTGACAGGCGACCAAGTGCNGANGACGAGAAAGAAGAACCAGCACCTAAAACACCTGCTCCTAAAGCACCAGTTGCCGCACCTGCAACGCCAGTTAAGAAAGACATAGATACAACACAAGAAAAGTAAACGATAAACTTTGGAGAATAGTATGGCAGATGAAGACGTGATTATTGATGAAATACAAGCAGAACCTATCGAGACTGGTTCTGAACCTATCGCCGATTTAATTGATGCAATAAAGGCACAAGACTTTAATTCAGCAGAGTCACAATTTAATGATTTGATCGGAGACAGACTATCAGATACTCTGGATCAAGCGAAGTTGAAGATTGCGGACGAAATCTTCAACGCACAGGCAGAGACTTGGGAAGAAGCGGGCGACGATGAGATTGATATTGATGCCGCCATTGATGCCGTCTTCGCTGACAGCGAAGTCTTCGCTGACGAAGTATAAATACTAATAAGTATAAATAAATGCTAGTAGATAAAAAACTTGAAGTGGTCATTGATAAAGCATCAGAGGACCATCTTTATTACGTAATGAAGCACAAGGAACTGTTTGCAGATCCTATGCATCTTAGTACTGTTCAGTATATGAATGCTAAGAACATGCGTAATCAAATTAAGTTTAATGAGTTACTGTATAAGAGATTATTATCATTTGACAGAGAGGGAATATACCTAGATATTGGTGTAGGACCTGCCTTTCTTGAGTTTGTTAATAATCAACTAGGTAAGAAGTTACATTTATCTACAGTAGAGTGGGAAGAACAAGTTGACCACTTTAAGTGTGTACGTGATTCGTGGAAAGTAAACGTCGATTACGAATGCAATGATATACTAAAAGATGATTTTAAAATACATAATTGTGAAACGTATTATGATTATGTATTACTTCAGAGATTCTTTCCTGTCTATAAGACTTCAGGAACAAAAAGAATTGATGATGTGCTGACTAAGTTTACACCTTATGCGAAAACCGCAATTATTATCGAGTCTGATACTAATTGGACAAAAGCACAGTGGAAACATCTACTGGCGATAAGTAGAGAACGTATTAAAGTGTTCGGTAGTTTTAATATGTTCATCATAGATTTGGAACAGTATAAATGAGATCATTCAAAGAAATTAGAGAAGCGAAGACTAAGATGCCTCCGGGCGAACACGTCTTCGATAAGAAGGTTGGCAAAGTGAAGGTAATGATTCACAAAGATGCCAAAGGATTTACCGTCTTTATTGACGGTGAAAAACTCGACACCTATCGTTCGCAGAAAGAAGCGGAAAAGATGGGCGTAGCATTTGCCAAGGAAATGTAATGAAACTGATCACTGAATACACAGAGAATGATGTACAATGCATTGTCGAAAAGAATGCACAAGGTGAGAAGAAGTTTGTCATTGAAGGCATCTTTATGTCGGCAGAACAAAAGAATAGAAATGGTCGTATTTATCCCAAGCAGATTATGGAACGTGCTGTAGATAAATACGTCAAAGAACAAGTAAGTCAGAAGCGAGCGGTTGGTGAGTTGAATCATCCCGAAGGTCCGACTGTAAATCTTGATAAAGTTTCACACCTCATTACTGACCTTCAATGGGAAGGTAATGATGTTGTTGGAAAGGCACAAATATTGGATACTCCCATGGGTAGGATTGTAAAAGGTCTTCTCGAAGGTGGCGTTCAACTAGGTGTGTCAACTCGTGGTATGGGTAGTCTTGAGAATAGAAATGGCGTTATGTACGTTAAAGATGACTTTATGTTAAATACTGTTGACATCGTACAAGATCCATCGGCACCATCAGCATTTGTTAATGGTATCATGGAGGGCGTTGACTGGGTATGGAACAATGGTATCCTCTCTTCTCAAGTAATTGAAAATATGGAGACAGAAATAAGAACTGCTCCGAAAAAGCATCTCTATGAGACGCAGGTTCGGGAGTACAAGAATTTCCTCTCATTACTCAAGTCAAACTATTAAGGAGTTACAAAATGTCAGAAGTTGATATGAATGTTGAACTTCCTATTGATGAGTCATCATTAGAGGAAGGAAGTGCTCAACAAATGCCAGTAGGCACCGAAGCAGATGCAATCGCGTCCGTAGATAAAGCAGAAGATGGCGTTAAGTCTAAAGCACCAGCACGTAAGGGTGATAATACTAAACAAGATCCTGCACCAAAGACCAAAGCAGGTTTGCTAAATGCTATGTATGGTAAGTTATCTTCTATGAAGAAAGCAGACCTAAATGCACAGTATGAGAAGATGCAAGAAGACTTTGAAGATATGGAAGTTTCAGACGCAGTTGAACTGCCTGAGTTTTCTGTAACTGACGAGTTGAATGATCTTGTTGAATCAGAGCAAACTTTATCAGATGAGTTTAAAGCGAAAACTGCTGTAATCTTTGACACTGCTATTCGTTCAAAACTTTCAGAAGAAGTTGAAAGAATTGAAGATGAATACCAATCACGACTTGACGAAGAACTCGAGGCAACTCGCAGTGACCTAGTTGAGAAAGTAGATTCATATCTTAACTACGTAGTTGAGAACTGGATGACTGAAAATCAGATTGCTGTTGAATCTGGTCTGCGTACTGAAATTGCTGAGAACTTTATGACTAGTCTGAAAGACTTGTTCGTAGAATCTTACATCGAAGTACCTGAGTCTAAAGTGAATCTTGTTGACGAACTAGCAGAGCAAGTTTCTGAGTTAGAAGAGAAACTTAATGCTCAAACTGGTTCTGCCATAGCAATGTCTGAGCAAGTCGAGACTCTTCAGCGTGAAGCGATTATTCGCGAACATGCCGGCGATCTTGCTGACACTCAGGTTGAGAAGTTAAAAGGTCTAGTTGAATCACTCGACTTCGAAGATGCTGAATCTTTCGCGCACAAAGTAAAGACTGTTAAAGAGTCCTACTTTAAGAAAGACGTAGCAACTGTTGAAGAAGAAATCAACGAAGATTGGACTGCTGAAGAAACTGCACCGATGTCTGGTTCAGTGATGGAACAGTACCTAACCGCAATTAAAAAATCTAACAAGTAAATACTAGGAGTATTACAAATGCAACAATCATACGATAAACTTATCGAAAAATGGAGTCCAGTTCTGAACGAAGAGTCTGCTGGTTCTATCCAAGACAATCACCGTCGGTCAGTAACTGCCGCTATCCTTGAGAACCAAGAGAAAGCATTCCTCGAAGAAAGCAACATGCTGAACGAAACCCCCGCTAACGCAAATGCTAGTGTTACTGGCACTGCTAACTGGAACCCTGTTCTGATTGCACTTGTTCGTCGTGCTATGCCTAACTTGATGGCATACGATCTTGCTGGTGTTCAACCTATGACTGGTCCTACTGGTCTTATCTTCGCTATGAAGAGCAAGTACAAGACTACTCGTGCTGGCGCTACTTCTGGTGACGAAGCATTGTTCGGCGAAGCAGTAACTGGTTTCTCTGGCGATTCATCTGCTACTCTTGATGGACGTGGTGCTTCTGGTCTAGTAGGCGCAACTGACACTAATGTTGACTCAAGCATTGCCGATTCTGGTGCTACTTATGTTCCTAAAGTTGGCGGCGGAATGCCTACTGCTGATGCTGAAGCACTTGGCAACACCGGTTCTGCATTTGCTGAAATGGGTTTCACCATTGAGAAAGCAACTGTAACTGCTAAGTCTCGCGCTCTGAAAGCAGAGTACTCTTTAGAATTGGCACAAGACCTGAAAGCAATCCACGGTCTGGACGCTGAAACTGAACTTGCTAACATTCTTAGCACTGAGATCCTTGCTGAAATCAACCGTGAAATCGTTCGTACTATCAACAGTCAAGCGAAGATCGGTGCTTTGACTTCTAACGTACAAACTGCTGGTATCTTTGACTTGTCAACTGATGCAGACGGTCGTTGGAGCGTAGAGAAGTTCAAAGGTCTGTTAGTACAGATCGAGCGTGAAAGCAACACTATCGCTAAAGAAACTCGTCGCGGTAAAGGTAACGTAGTAATCTGTTCTTCTGACGTAGCAACTGCTCTTGTTGCCGCTGGAATGCTTGATTACACTCCTGCTATCTCTGCTAACTTGAACGTAGACGATACTGGCAACACCTTTGCTGGTGTTCTTAACGGTCGCACTAAAGTGTATATCGATCCATACGCCACTGGTGACTACGTTACTGTTGGTTATAAAGGTACTAACCCATATGACGCTGGTATTTTCTACTGCCCATATGTTCCTTTACAGATGGTTCGCGCTGTTGGCGAGAATGATTTCCAACCACGTATCGGGTTTAAGACTCGTTATGGTATGGTATCTAACCCGTATGTTGGCGACACTGCATCTGACGGTCTTGCTACTGCACGTACTAACCAGTACTACCGTATCTTCCGCGTAGACAACATCCTCGCATAAGATAAGATGAAAAGATAATAATAAGAAACTTGTTTTAATCTTTATAGGGACTCTCCGGAGTCCCTTTTTTTATGCGTATAAATATTAGTACAAGGAAGATGTTCGGCGTATCAAGGGGTACGCCTCGCCATTAGTGGGTAGGAAACCACCCTCGGAAATACAATTTAGGAGATTACTATGCGTATTATTGCAATTGCGTTCGCATTGGTTCTTTCTGCTTGTTCTACAGTCGATGCCACTTATCAAGGTGGTAAAGGTGTTGTGAACGGTGTCGCTGAAGATGGTTTCGGTATTACATCGGGAACTTTTGACGTTATTTCTAACGTCATTAAGGACGTTGCAGATAAGACTGGTGTAGAGATCGATAAAGAAGAAGCAGAATAACGAAGACTAGGAGTACGCTGGCC